TATTGGAGCGACCATGCGACTACCTGAACAGAAGCTCTACGACTGGCTGGTCCGCAAAATCGGCCACCGGGCACTGCTGGAACGTGTCGAGAACCGGGTGAAAAAAGACACCCCGGACCTGTACTTCGCCACCCACGCCACCGCCTACGCCGACTACCGCCCGGTATCCGGCTGGATCGAACTCAAGGTACTCGACGCCTTCCCCGTCAAAGCCACCACAACCGTCAAGCTTCCCCACTGGACCAACGGCCAACGCTACTGGGCGATTCGGCACCGAAAACACGGCGGCAACACGTGGCTCGTGGTCCAAGTCGGCGACGAAGTCTTCGTGTTCAACGCCGTGGAAGTGGCTCACAGCGACTGGACCCAAGCCGAATGGCGTACTTACGCCCAAGTGCTCCACCGCCGTGACTGTAGCACCGAAGCCGTACTTGCGGCACTGCGCGAATTCGTGGTTTAATTCGTTCACGGCGTGCAATGCGCTGTACTCGCGTCGCGCCCCTCGACGCTGGTGGAACAAGAAAAGCAACGTTCCACCGTTCCATTAAGATGGAACGCACAATGGAACGCTCCTCCCATTCGAAAAAAGACCCGGTGTTCCATTGTTACACACGCACGCGGGGGTACTGCCCTGTCAACGGCATGGTTTAATATATATGGGTATATGATGGAACGATGGTACACGGGCTGTGTGTCTCGAAACCCGCGTCGGACGGGGCTTGTGAGGCAGTAGTGCGTTCCATCACCGTTCCATCATTATGGAACACGAGGGGATTTCCAGACGTCGAATATTCTTCCACCACCACTTAGGGCTTCTCTCAGGGCTTCTCGTGTACGCGCATGAAAGCGTTATAACTCCGCGTTATGCTCCGGCGATTCGTTATAACGGTCCGGCAGACAAAGCCGGGTATTGTGTGCCGCGTGGCATTTGTGGTTTAATTCGCTCCATGGCCTTACCTGACGAACGCAAACTGCTAAAAGACATCGGACCTGAGACGATCGCCGAATACGAGCGTCGTGCCGGGATTTCTGTGCAAACACTGCTGGACGCCGTGGTGCGTGACCGCGTGCGACACCCGCCCAGTCCCTCGTGCCTTATGTCCCACTCTCCCACGTGCAACGACCCAAGCATCACGGCAACGGACGAGCTTGCACTACTTGAGGAGACAAAGGCGTACAAAATGCTACAGATTATCGCCGAATTCCGTGATGGTCCGCCCGAGTCGCGCTTTTCCTTACGCCACGCTTACAACACGGCGGGCATCCATCGGCAAACGCTGATCGGCTGGCGCGGTGACCACAAGCTGTTCGACGGCATCATGGACAGCATTCAGGAAGAAATGGTCGATACGATGCGTGCCGAAGCGTACCGTCGCTCTGTCGTGGGACACGACGAGCCGATCGTGCATCAGGGCGTCAAAACGGGCGACACAGTGAAAAAGTTTAGTGATTCACTGCTCCAGTTCACGCTCATGGGGTACGACGCGAAATTCCGCTCGAAAGACGTCAACATGAACGTGTCGGGCCAGCTGGACTCGAACATCAATATTGAGGGTCTCCGTGATCGCCTTGCCCAACGTCTTAACTCGCGCTCAAAGGCGGAGTAAAAAGTCGACGATTGTCGACTCGGCGAACTGGCACGAGTTCGTGGACGAACTGTCGGACCGCGAAGCACTCGAACTCTTTTACGACTGGCAAACGTGGGCACGGCCCAACCAGCTTATTCCACCCGGGGACGACTGGACCATCTGGATGATCCTCGCCGGACGTGGCTGGGGAAAGACCCGGTGTGGTGCCGAATTCGTGCGCTACCACGCCGAAAACGGACTAGCGGGCCGCATTGCACTGATCGCCGAGGACGCGGGCGACGCACGTGACGTTATGGTGGAGGGCGAGTCCGGCATTTTGGCCATCTCGCATCCCAAATGCAAGCCGGTATTCGTCCCATCGAAGCGGCGACTCGAGTGGCCCAACGGTGCGATCGCCACGATCTATTCGGACAACGACCCCGAGACACTGCGGGGACCACAGCACGATTTGGCGTGGGTGGACGAACTGGCGAAATTCCGCAACGCAGAAGATATGTGGTCCAACTTGATGTTCGGCCTGCGACTTGGGCAAAAGCCCCGCGTTTGCATCACCACAACACCAAAACCCATCCCGATCGTCCGTCGCTTGATTAACGAGGACCGCGTGTACGTAACCACGGGCACGACACACGAGAATTTTAATAACCTCGCACCCACGTTTCGCGACGAAATCGTGTCGCAGTACGAGGGCACACGCATTGGGCGGCAAGAGCTGTACGCGGAGGTCATTGACCCCGAAGACTACGGCATCGTCAAGCGCGAGTGGTTCAAGCTGTGGGACGCGAACAAGCCACTGCCCGAATTCATTTATGTGCTCCAGTCTTACGACTGCGCGTACACGGAAAAGACGCAAAACGATCCGACTGCGTGCTCAGTGTGGGGCATCTTTCGGCCGAATGAGGACACCGGACTTTGCGCGATGCTCATCGACTGCTGGGAGGACTTCCTCGCATACCCGGACCTGCGGCCCAAGATCATCGACGAGTACGGCTCCATCTACGGCGAACCCGGCAAAAAGGTGGACCTCGTGCTCGTGGAGGACAAAGCCTCGGGCATTAGCATTTTGCAGGACTTGCAACGTGCTGGTGTGCCTTGCCGCGCCTACAACCCGGGCCGCGCTGACAAAGTACAGCGTTTGCATTTGGTGGCAAACATCATTGCACATGGCCGCGTTTACATTCCCGAGTCGCTCGTCCACCGGGGCCAGCCACGCGATTGGGCAGAGCCGCTGGTGTCCCAAGTGTGCTCATTCCCCGAGGCAGATCGGGACGACTTGACTGACACGCTGTCCCAAGCGTTGCGATTGCTAAAAGACATGTCATTCCTGCAGATCGATCCGATCCCACCGGACAACGATTACGTGGACGACGAATATCGACCCAACCGAGGCAACCCTTATGCCCAATAACTACGCCGACATACTTGACGATCTCAAAGCGTCACTCCAACCCGCCGATGTTCTCACGCTGTTCGCCGGATTGCGCAACGCTATGCCAGTGTACGCCGCACTGGGAGCCACGGGCACGAATGAGGGTCACGATGAGGAGCTGGCCAGACGCCGTGGACCGCGCACCATGCCAGCACCGCCGCCCATCGACCCTGAGGAGTCCAATCGCCGTGCGAAGATGGACTTCGAGATGCAGTACCCCGATCCTCGCATTCGCGAACTGTTGATCGCCGAAATGCTCAAGCAGTCACGCGACCCGTACAGCCCGACGACCGCTACACGCCGCCGCGATTTTGAGGTAGCGCCGATGTCGGCCCCGCAGTTCATGGGTGCCGCACCGAAGAAGAGGAAATTCGCCAATGGTGGCGCGATCGATTTTTCCACGCCCGATATGGCCGACGGTGGACGATTCATTCCCACCGCACAGCCGTTTAACAAGGGCGGTGCGGCGAAAAAGACGCTGGACCAGATGGCGGCGGAGATGATGCAAAAAGGCGTCAAGCTCGAATCGCCCGCACGTCGTGGATTTCTCGGCCTTGGTAAGGCGGCGGATTTCCCACTCGCCAAACTGGATACTAAGGCACTGGAGAAGATGCAGTCCGAGATGAAAGGCGCACCGGCCATCACTGAGAAATCTGTAACCATCGACCCCGGCAAAGGCGCGGCAAAGTCCACGCTAAAGTCGGTGAGCGAAACACCAATGACGCGGCGTGAAGTCCTGCAATCGGCGGCGGGTCAGGCGATGCGCGGCATGTTGCCCGATCTCGGTGGTTTGAGTGCTCTTGGTAATGTGGCCAAAGTCGCAGAGTCTGTGGCCCCACAAGCGTATGAAGCGTCAGCGATCCCGGGCCTCATGGCCGCATTGATGCGTACCGGTATGTCACCCGACGAAGCTGGCGCGATGGTAGAAAAGCTCATCCCTAAAGCACCACAGGGTTGGCCGACGATGGTGGGCGATCGGATTAAAGCACCAGCCGAGAATATGCCGCACGTCGGGCAAGACACGCCGCTAATGTCGATATTTGGCGAGATGGTGCGCCCCGCGTTCCAGAATGGACCATTCAGCATCCGACCCGAAATGCGTGACCTTCGTCGTCTAAGTCCTGAGGATTACGCCGCAATAAAAGAAACGGCACGCGACATCAAGCAATATGGTCACGAGAACTAAGCCGTGTTAAAATCGCATATTAAAGGCTGACTATGGCAACTGAATTCCCACAACCGCAGATGGAAGCACCCGCAGGTCCTGAGGACACGGCGGGCATGGTGTTCGACCTCGACATGGAGGACCCCTACGCGGAAGTGGAAGAGCAACCGGACGGGTCCGCTATCGTCCGCATGGACGAATTCAAAGGGCCGAACGAGGACCAAGACTTTTACGCGAATTTGGCCGACGAGCTGGACCCTTGGAAGCTCGACAAGCTTGCGATGCACTACCTCGACTTGATCGAGAAGGACAAAGAGGCACGCAAAGAGCGCGACAAGCAGTACGAAGAGGGACTCAAACGCACGGGCCTTGGGCATGACGCTCCCGGTGGTGCGCAGTTCCAAGGTGCATCGAAAGTCGTGCACCCAGTCATGGCTGAGGCCTGTATTGATTTTGAGTCGCGTGCTATTAAGGAGCTGTTCCCACCAGACGGCCCAGTGCGTACGAACATTTTGGGCGACGTCACCGAAGAGGAAACGAAACGGGCCGAGCGCAAACGCGACTTCATGAACTGGCAACTCACCGAGCAGATCGAGGAATTCCGCGACGAGCAGGAGCAGATGTTGACCCAGTTGCCGCTCGGCGGCTCGCAGTTCATGAAGCTCTGGTACGACGATCGCAAGAAGAGACCTTGCGCGGAGTTTGTGCCGATTGACAACATCCTACTGCCTTTCTCCGCTGGTAATTTTTACACTGCACAACGTGTGACTGAGGTGCAAGACATCACCCAGCAGGAATTCGAGTCGCGTATGTCGTCGGGTCTGTATCGCGACGTCACCTTCACTCGCGCCAGCATGGAACCCGAGCCAACGTCTCCCGAGAAGGCGAATAACAAGATCGAGGGTAGACAGTGGAGTGACGACACCGATGGACTGCGTCGTGTGTACCACATTTACGCGTTTATCGCTGAAGAAGATGATTCGCACTCTAAAGGCGAATTGGCTCCTTACATTTTGATGATCGACGAGAACAACACGGAAGTCGTCGGCATGTACCGGAACTGGGAGCAGGGCGATGAAGCTATGGCGAAGCTCGATCATATCATCGAATTCAAGTTCATCCCATGGCGTGGTGCGTACGCTATTGGACTGCCTCATCTCATTGGTGGTCTTTCTGCCGCTATTACCGGTGGTCTGCGTGCTCTACTGGACACAGCACACATTAACAACGCCGCTACGATGCTCAAGATCAAGGGCGCAAAGATCTCTGGACAGTCACAGAATGTTGAAGTGACGCAAATCACCGAGATCGAAGGTGCTCCGGGCGTTGACGATATTCGCAAAATCGCAATGCCAATGCCTTTTAACCCGCCGAGCGAAGTGCTCTTCAAGCTCGTGGGCTTCCTGACGGATGCCGCGAAGGGTGTGGTGACTACTTCCGAGGAGAAAATCGCGGAGTTGAATGCCAACACGCCAGTCGGCACTACTCAGGCGTTGATCGAACAGGGTTCGAAAGTATTCTCAGCGATTCACGCACGACTTCACGACTCTCAATCGCGTGTCTTGAAGGTACTCCAGCGCATCAATCGCTGGTACTTGGAAGAGATGCGAATGGGCGATATAGTCCAAGAGCTGGACATCCGACGCGAAGACTTCAATCGAAACACCGACGTGATACCGGTGAGCGATCCGCACATATTCTCCGAGACTCAGCGGATGGCGCAAACACAGGCTGTGATGGCCTACATGGACAAGTACCCCGATCTCTTCGATCGTCGGGCGGTCGTCCAGCGTGCGTTGAAGCAGATGAAAATACCGAACGTGCAGGAATTGATGCCCGCAACGGCCGAGCCGATGGAGATTAATGCGGCAGAAGAGAATGCGGCGATGTCGATTGGGCGTGCCGCGTTTGCGTACCCACATCAGAACCAGCTGGCGCATATTCAAAGTCACCTCGATTTCGCGCTGAACCCGATGCTGGGGTCCAATCCGATTATCGCGCCAGCGTTCTTGCCCGCTTTCCTCGAGCACTTTAAGCAACACTTGATGCTCTGGTATCTCGGCCACATGAACGGCTATGTCGAGGAATCGCTTGGCCGTCCCGTGAAGGACTACGACATTGCGGGAATAACCGGCGAGATCGACAAGCTGTACGCGTTGGCCTCTCAGCACACCCAGATGGACGCGAAAGAGGCGTTTGCGAAGGTTATGCCCGCAATGCAACAGATCTTGGAGACTGTGCAAAAGCTCAAACCACAGCCACAGATGGATGGATCGGATCAGGTGATCCTCCAGACATCAATGGCCGAGACCAAACGACGTGCAGAGCGCGACGCGAAAGAACTGGCGTTGCAAGAAGAGCGTCTGAAAAACGACGCACTGAGCAAAAACCGCGAACAGCAGATCAAGATCGCGCTGAACGCATCGGACAACTTGACCGAAGAACGGATCAAGACTGCAGAATTGACGCAAGACGCGGCAGTTCTGAAGAGCGAGCAGGAGCAAACTGCATTGGCCGCGCAAGAGAGCGCACAACGAACTTTAGGAGTGTAACATGGCTACTAGTGATCAAGAACAGATGGGCATCAACGTACCTTACCACAAGCGAATGGCCATGGGCGCGAAGCTCGACGGTTCCTCGCTTGGTGCAAAAGAACCCGCGAAGACGCCCAGTGCGCCCAAGCGTGGCGGCGGTGCATTAGCGCAAGCTAAAAAGAAATAATGCGATACGTCAGTGACCTCATTGGTGCTATTGAGGTCCGCAAATCGGCGATCGCGCAGTCATTGGTGAACGGCAATGCCGTCACTTTTGAGGCCTACCAACGCTTAGTTGGCCAGCACCAAGGGCTTGAAGAAGCTCTGGTAATTTTAAACGACCTTTTAAATGAGGAAGATGATAATGAGTGACACACAACCGGAAGCTTCGAATGAAGCCGCGTTGCGGGAAGCATTTCCAGCAGTTGATCCCGGTGCTTTGCCTGTAGGTGGACGTATTCTCGTGCAATGGAGAGCCGTTGCAGAGAAACTGACGAAATCAGGCTTAATACTACCAGAAGAAACGAAGGAAACAGAGAAGTGGAACACGCAAGTCGCGAAAGTGATTATGCTTGGCCCACTGGCTTTCAAGAAGCGCGACACGATGGAGCCATGGCCCGAGGGCAACTGGATATCCGTCGGAGACTATGTTCGCATGCCAAAATGGGGCGGAGACCGTTGGGAAGTACCTTTCACAATCGACGGACTCGAAGGAAAAGCCCTTTTTAGTATTTTTAATGATCACGAAGTAATTGCCAAAGTTACGTGTGACCCCTTGAAAGTGAAAGCCTTCTTATGACCCCTAATGATAAACTCGATTTGCAACTTGCGGAAGAACCCGATGGGTCCGCAACGGTGTCTTTGCCCGATGGCGAAGCACCGAATACCGCCGACAATGGCGACGAAGGTCTTCGGACCGGTGGTCGCGTTGACGCGGATGACGGCGACGATGATGATAATCCCGCCGATAATATACCTCACGCCGATCCCGAGCGCGAAGCTATTCGACTGGCCCGTCGCGAAGAGCGACAGCTCAAGAAGAAGCTTCAGAAGGCCAAGGCGAATGAGTCGAACCATCTGATCACATCGCTGAAACGTCAGAATGACCACATGGCTGAACGCCTTGCGGTTCTGGAAAAGCGCACGGCCGGTTCGGACCTTGCTCGACTGGACAAAGCGATCGAAGACGGTAATTTGCGACTTCAGTACGCCAAGATGAAGGTGAAAGAGGCCACCGAGATGGCTGACGGCACTTCCGTCGTCGAGGCGCAAGAGGCGTGGTATGAAGCC